TTTAACCATATTTCAATTGAAAGCAACAGAACTTTTTAAAATTGTTTTATTGACAAGAAAAAGATGATATGAAAGTAACAGAATTAGAAAAAAGAATGAAAGTTAAATATTTTTATTTAAAAAATGGATTTCCTTTAACATTGCAATTGCCTTTTGAAAAAGAAATACCTAAAGAAGACAAAGGATACCATCGTTGTTATGCACATAAATGGGCAAACTTAAATAGATTTTTAGTACGGTGTCCATTTGATTTAAATTTTTCTATTCTTCCTATTGAAGATAAAAAAGAATATAAAATTATTTTTAATGATGAGTTTACAGAAAATATAATAAAAGATGGATGGGTGTTTATTCATCCTAGTGATGCCATACTATTTCATAAACCTGTTTTTCAAATTCCTTTAAATGTTGTTTTTTATTCCGAAGAAAAATGTTTTTTAGAAACAAGTTCTCCTAATAACTTTGATCATAATTTAAAATTTATTAATGGTAAATTTGATATATCTTCATGGGTTCGTCCACTTAACATAGCATTTGAAATACAAAACATTCATCAAAAAATACAATTAAAAAGAAATGAAATTATAGGAGAATTAATTTTTCATACATCTAAAATTAATAAAAATATTATTTTGGAAGAAAATAATAATCCTTCCTCTGAACTTTTAAGTTTAAGTCAAGAAAATACAAAAGTATCGAGTTACATTAAAAATACTAAAACTTTAATTAGTAAAGGAAAACAGCTATTACAAAGATTAATATGAATAACATTTTTATACAAGATAATTTTTTTGAAGATGAAATTTTTAATACTATAAAAAATGAAATTGACACAGTTGAATTTACTCCTCCTTCAACAGAAACTAGAAAATATCAATCAACTTATTGGTTTGATCACAAACTTCCTATGGGATGTGATGTTCAAAGATTAATATATAAAAAAATAAAATTTTATTTTAATGAAGAAGTAGATTTTGATTCTGTAAATGATACTGATTGTATCTACACTATGTCAAATGCAAAAGATCATCCTCGTCCCCACAGGGATTTAATGTCTGACATACCCACACATCTTCAATATCAATGTCTTATCTATATAAAAGGAGATTCACACTTGGCTAACGGCACAGGTTTTTATACTCGTGATTTAAAAGATAAATTAAAATTTCATTTACATTTAAATGTAGGATTTAAAGAAAACAGAGCTGTGTTTTTTTCTTCAGATAACTGGCACTCACCAATGCAATGGTCAGGAGAAAGTTCATGGAGATATAGCATTGCTAATTTTATGACAATGAAAGGAAAAAAATGAAAAAGAAAATTATAGTAGAAGGACGTTTTATTAGTAAATTTACTGTTCCTCAAAAATATATTAAAGATTTAAATAATCATTATGAAAAAGCAAAAACTCATTTATTAAGTTACGGTCATAGATTAGCAGGAAGACTAGATTCAGAATTAAATATTATGACACTAATTGAAAAAACACAGGCTTTTAAATATTTTGTAAAATGTATGAATGATCATCTTAAAACAAGTGAGGATTTTGATGTATGTAAACCGGGTCCACATCATTTAGACATCAATGGTTGTTGGATCAATGATATGAAAGAAGGAGAATACAATCCCCCTCATACCCATCATGATGGAACAGGATGGTCTACTGTTTTATTTTTAAAAGTTCCTGAGTTTATTGATGATGCAAAAGATCCTCATAAATTTAAAGATGGTCAATTATGTTTTATAATGAATCAAAATATATGTAAGTATGTTACTCCTAAAGTAGGAGACTTTTATATATTTAGAGCAGATCATCAACATTGTGTGATGCCTTTTAAAACAAAAAAATCTGGAGAAATTCGACGTTCAATGTCTTTTAATTTTATAGAGGTACCAACTAATGTTTGAGAAACAAATAAAATTTACTGCTACTAATAAAGACATGCTAGACATATGGCCTCATCCACGCCCTGCTTCTCGTTTTATTCCTAAAGAATATAAAAAACTAGAGCGATTTACAGATGGTAATTTACACCAAGCAACATTAAAAACATGTATTCCTTTTCTTGATTCTTTAACGGCTGGATATATTATTCCATTTGATCAAGACTACGTAGTTGATCCAGTAGAAAATGATTTTAGTGTAACGCCTGCTAACCGAGAACAAAACGATTTTGGGTTTCATAGTCAAACTCAATTGCCAAAAGAATGGCATAAAAAATCTGGAGAAAATGCAGGTAAGTTTCATAATAAATGGCTTATTAAAACCCCACCTGGTTATAGTTGTTTATTTACTCAACCTATGAATAGATATACTGAAGATAGATTTAAAATTATTGATGGGATTGTAGATACTGATACGTACACTAATGTTATTAATTTTCCTTTTATTTTAAAAAAAAGAGATAAACAATTTTTATTTAAAAAAGGAGAACCTATGGTTCAGATTATTCCTTTTAAACGAGAGTCTTGGAAGATGTGGTCAGGTTTTGTTTATGAAAAAAAACACAGTAAAGACCAACGATTAATTTTAAGTGAATGGGTGGATAAGTATAAAAAATATTTTTGGTGTAAGAAAGATTTTAAATGATTAAGTTAACAGATTTTGTGCATAGATACGATAATATAATTAAAAAAGAAGTATGTGAGGAAATTATAAATCAAAAAGATTTAAAGTTTAATTTAGCCACTGTTAGTGGGGGTAAAGTAAATAAACATAGAAATTGTTTAGTTAAACCTATAGAAAAAAAATTTGATAATAAAATACAAAAAATAATTTCAAAGATAATTCAACTGTATATGGAGGATCACAAACATTTTGGTCCTGGAATGAATTCTATTGAAGATACTGGTTATGAACATTTACTTTATCTAGGTTCTCATAAAGGAGAATATAAAGAACATGTTGATCATGTAGAGTTATTTCCTCGAATATTAAGTATATCTATTTTGTTAAATGATAATTATGAGGGAGGTAATTTTTCTTTTTTTAATGGACAACACATTATTGAAAAAAAACAAGGAAGTGCTGTTATTTTTCCTAGTAATTTTTGTTTTCCTCATGCTGTTCTACCTGTAACAAAGGGAGACAGACATTCAATAATTACTTGGATTCACTAATTACGCAGCTTCTATTTCTTCTTTTCTAGTTTGCGCCCAATCCAATAAATTTTGAACTGTTGTAGTACCTGAAACAATATCACTTGTTGTATTTAATACAGTTTCACCTGTCATTTTTCCTGTAGGACTACAATGTTGTATTTCATTATCACCTGATAAAGTATTATAAATAAGGTAATGAATGGTAGCTGATAAAGCTGGCATTGAGTCTCCTTTATCAGACCAATTAATGTGAAATGAATCATCTACTTTAATATAATCTCCATTAGATATTACAATTTGTGTTGCCATTATTTATCTCCTTAGTGTTTTATAATATAGTTAACCACCACATATGGTGAAAAAGTATTATTTCCTGCTGCTGCAACAGTTCCTGTTAAAGAACCACCTGAATTAGTTACGGCAACAGTTCCTGTTAAAGTTCCTGCTAGTGTTCCTGTGCTGTGATTATGTGCTGTTCCTGATCCTGTGCTACCTGAAGCTGTAAAGGGGTCACTACCTTGACTTGATTGAAATCTTCCAGAACCAGTTGATCCAAATCTAAAGTTCAAAGTATGTGTATGTGATGCAAGTTGTGCAGAAGTTAAAGATGTATTTCCAATATCTCCTGTCATTGTAACTGATTGATTGTTAGCTACAGTAGATGTAATTGTGCTTACAGCTTGATTGTTAGTCATTGCAACAGTAACTGTATTAGCACCACCAGTAGCTGCTAAATTATAAGTATTACCATCAAATCCTTGCGGAGTTTTTCCTTGTAATTGAGGAACATTAAATGTTGTTGAACCATCACCCGTACCATATGTTGTGCTTGTTACAGCGAACAATTCTGCATACGTTGTTCTAGAAACTGCTGCACCATTACATAATAAATATCCAGTTGGTGCTGTTGCTTTAGGCCAGGGTTTAATCGTTCCTACTTCACTTCTATTTGTAAAATCATTTAAATTAGTCATTGTACTTTAATCTCCATCCAAAAGTTCCATCATAGAATACTAAAGCGATACCTGCACTATTAGTAGTAATTTCTAAGTCTGCAGCAGATCCCATAATTGGTTGACTGTTACGTCCTATAGTAATTTTATTTGTCCCTGCCGTTCCTTCTGCATCTATAATTTTACACTGCATTCCTATACTAGGAGAGGCAGGTAATGTTAAAGTAAAAGTTCCACCCGATGTATCAGCAAAAATGTTATCGCCGTCTGCCATAGTATAGTTTCCAGTTTTTGTTTGCCATGTTTCACTTAAACCTGCTAAATCAAAAATATCATACCAGTTAGTACCATCAGTAGCTAGTAAACGATATTTACCGTTTGCAACAGTTACTGTGTTTCCTGTAGCACCTAGTCTAGCAGATACATCTGCCCCACCACTGATGTTATTATAAACACCAACAGTTTTCTGTGTAGCTGGAAATTGTACTGTGTGTGTTGTAGAAACAGTTCCTGTAAAAATTATTTGATTTTGTCTTGCTTCGTTGTTTGCTTGAGATTGTGGACCATCGCCGTTTGATAGCGTAGTTGAAGTCCCTGTAGTAATTGCTTTAGAATAAACACCAGCGATAGCAAATTCAAAAACTTGAGAAAAGTTATTATTAGTTATAGTTCCCCACGTACCTGAGTTTTCCCCATTTACTTGTAGTTCGATTCTAAGCCCTGTTGAATATGTTGACATTTAATCTCCTAAGTAAGTTTTATTGATAAATATAAAGTTTGTCAAAACTTTTATGCAGCCTTAGTTACTTCTGTCCAACTAATAGAACTGTTTGAGTCATCTACTACATTCCATGCTGTAATATCTAACGATCCTAAACTACTTGTAGCAGAAACCCCTGTTATTGTAAAGACAGTAGATCCTGAAACATTTGGGATACCTGGACTTGCAGTAAGAGAAACCCCTGTTAAAGCATATGACGATGTTTGTGTAGCTTGACCCACGGCTGATGTTGCAGCTTGTCCTGTTGGGGATACAATAGCACCACCTGTTGCTACTACACTACCACCGAAAGTTGTGGAATCTACACCTGTTAAAGTAACAGTACCACCACCTGAAATTGTTGTCGCTCCGATAGCAGAAGTTGTTCCTAATCCTGTTGGAGATACAATAGCACCACCTGTTGCAATTTCTGTTCCAAGACTTGCTGTTAGTTGTTCTCCTGCGGGTAATACACTTGGACTAATACCAACTGATACAGTTCCAAGACTTGCATCTAGTTCTGGTTCGCTTGAAGCGACAACGGTTATAACTCCATCACCACTAATAGAGAAAGTACCAATTGAACTTGTTGCACTTACGCCTGTTACAAATATAGAAGTTAATACTGTTCCAACGGCAGATGACATTCCTGCCGATGTAATTGTTGGAGCTACATCTCCTTGGAATACCATGTCTCCTGTATTGGAAACAGCACTTACGCCTGTTAAAGCATAACTAGCTTCGGTAACTCCCCAAAGATTATCTCCCCATCCAATTTCTACGCCTGATGATCCTGCAAATGCTCTGCCCCAACCACTTTGAAAACCAGTAGCAACTGATTCTGAGCCAGTGGTGGAAGTTGTTGCTAATCCTGTTGGAGTAACATTAGCAGAACCTACAACGGAGGTAGGTGTATTAGTATTAGATTGAACTTGTTGTCCTGGAGCAGTTAAATTTTGACCTCCTGTACCAACAGCCGTACCTAAAGCTGACGTGGTACCAAGACCAGTAAGCGTTATGTTACACGCACCCGTAATAGTTGGGGTAGCAGTCGCTGAAGTGAGGCCGACACCCGTTGCTTCGACAGGAGCTTGTTGTCCCCATGCACCACTGCCCCAAGTTTCTCGGCCCCATCCTTGGATGGAAGCCATAATCTAATCTCCTATGCGATTCTTAAAATTGCAGCAGTCGCTTCAGCAGCAGGGAATGTAATTGTAAACGTTCCTGATGTTGAAGTTTTAACTCCACCAAAATCTAAAACACAAACAGAGGCATTGGTTGTTAAACCTGTTACTGTCGAACTATTATAAATTACAGCAGCTTGTGCTGAAATAGTTGCACTTGTAAAAGATAAGTCTGGTGAGAAATCACAAACAGCAGTGTCACCTGATAAAGCTGGTGTTACTGATGTTAATGCTCCGCCACCTTCTGAATAAGTGCCTGAGTTTGCAACTTCATCTGTTCCTTGAAATGCAGTTGTTGATTTTGATAATGTCGCTTCTGCGTCATATAATGCTAGTTTAAAAGCGTTCCCTGTCGTAGCCGTAAAATTGTGTAGGCCTTTCAGGATCTCCACTTTAAAACTGTTACATACAGCTTGAGTAATTGCCATAATAATCTCCTATGGGTTCCTTGATTCGAG